GGGAGAACTCGTGAAATAAAGCGTTCATCCCCCTGTAATTTAAAAAGCAAGTCTCCCGGTAACATCGGAGTACCTAAAACAATTACGGGAACACCACGATTGGGAATATAAAGAGTCTCAGTATAAAACCACTCTTCGATTTTACTAAGGCTAGAGATATTCAATGGATTTTCAGGGTCACGCATAAGGTCATCACAAACAAGTGCGCCATTCAAATGCATACCACGCTTAAAGGAAAAAAGACCCCCATGCATAACTTCAGCCCGTGAACCATTTACTAAATATCTAAACGAATAATCAGCATTAGGAGAACGGTCAGTCATCCAGTCCATTAACTGAGGATTTCCACGTATATGTCGATTCATCTCAGAAATATGATAGCGAGACATACCATCGCTATATGAGAGATAAAGTATGGACGTATCTTGAGGAGAATTTAAAATACGCCAAACACAAAAAGCATACCCCAAGATAGTCGATTTCATATGACCTCTTGGAAGTATACCAACATAATGTTTACCATCAGCCATTGCTCTATCTACATCATCACATATAACTCCAACATGCCATGCATCAAAATAATTTTTATGCTCGTATCCTTGACTCCAAATATCTCGTGTGAATTCCCAAAAAGACCCAGTGTCGATAGATTGTCTATCATCGAGAGTATCTATCATCTCCTGTAAGCCATCTTCAAATGTAACTAATGTATCATTCTTTTTCTTATAAGTTCTGGGCATAGAACACTCTCAATAAATAATTTATGAATCTTTATACTTCACTAGCAACTTCCTAAAATCTATAGCTAAATTCTTTAATGTGGATTCATCATCAATATGGTTTAAAATAATAGACATACATTCTTGCACAAATTCTAAATTGATTAATCCACCACGAACTTTCCTCTCACCCTGAATACCTATATCCATAGCTCTAGTGGCTTCCATCGCATCACCAAATTGCAATGTCTCTAAAGCAGACCTACCTTTATCTGAGAGATATTTATAGCTGTCCAGTTGTCTTTTCTGGTCAACTACTATTTCATCTTCATCCAATTCAGATAATTTTTGAACAACAACAATTTGCTGTCTGGCTCGCAAGTCTTCCCAATCATATTTGCGTTTCCACGCATATAGAGCATTTACACTCACATCTCGACCAAACTCATCACTAAGAGTCTCAGCCATTTTAGAAAAAGATTTACTCCCTTCCAGATATAACTCTAATGCTCTTTTGCGCTCCTCTTCAGTAGATGTCTGTGACCTCATTAAACTTACCCTTACCGAACTCCATAAGCAGTACCGGGGTCAACTGGCCCCGGTATTATTCCACCATATGGAGTACCGTCAGATTGTAATAGTTTAGAAAAGTCCATATGACCTTTATATCCCTTATCACTACGCACAGTGCAAATGGTATTAGAGTGCTTTACTTTAGAACCTGTTTCAGTAACGTTAATTTCTTTTAGACGTAAGCCAATATCTGCCCTACCACAAACCCCATGAAAAGAATCATCTTTAAAGGGCTTATGATTTAGACCACGATTCACAAAATACTCATAAGGTAAAGATACATTAAACAGGCATTTATCATCATTACAATAAACGACTTTAGAATACCTTTTCAAGACTTCTATGCACTGGTCATCAGACTGGCACTTACACGACACAGCACTATCTAAACAACATTCTCTAGACTCAGTTTTTTTCTTAGCCATCAACTACCACTTCCTCTTCCTTCTCATCAGTTAAAAATAAATCTCGTATAGCGTCTTTTCGCCGTTCCAACCTCCTAGACATTGCCTTATGAAAATCATCTGTGGGGTCTACTAGGAATCTAAGTTCTTGGTCATTAAAAAACTCATATAAACGCTCTGGATGCGTACTGAAATTCATCCATGCTTGAACATCCAACCCAAATCCTAATTGAGTAACAGTAACTCTCGATGTCAACCCTAATAAATGACCAGTATCACCATGAAACAATCCCCCACCAGAATTTCCAAATATAGCTGGGGCATTAGCCATAAGATAATTCTTTTGCTCTATAACTTCTCGCAAAGAAGTTATTGTACCAATATTTCCAAATGGGTCATGCAATAAACTACAACCACATGTCACAACATTTTCAAAAAAACGAAGCTCTTTAACTTCGTTTTCAGGGATTATAGAAGCCACATGTTCCATTTTATTTGGATTATGTAACTTTATAGCTGCAATGTCATGGTGCTTGTCGTATGCAATAATATCACCAGTAGTAGCGTTGCTTGAAATAAGTCTGCTACCCAAATACTGGAAAATCTCAACAACAACCTCTTCAAAATAATCAGTCTTTCGATTACGTTTCAGAACACTATCAAACTCATCCCTCATTTTGATAGCCCCATCAACCACATGCTGGCAAGTTAAAACAATATTTATATACTCATCAGGCTTTTTAGGGTCTGGCTCTGAATACACAACCACCCCCGAACCACCAGCATTCCCTGCCCGAACTCTTGTGACTGGATATAAAATTTTAGTATGGAGTTCGTCATTACCCAGCATAGTCTTTTCTCCTAAAGCATAAATTTGGATTCTATTTTTGTATACACTAAAACAATTCTTAAAATTATACCCTAGTTCGTCCAAATTTTACAAGACCCCACAGAGCTATGCAAGCTGCATCTGCATAATCTTGCTCTACAAAAACCTTACCCCATTTTATTTCAGCAAACTTCAAAATTTCTTCTTTAGAAGCCGCCCCATTTGCCAAAACATCTTTCTTCCATGACTTATTATCTACCGCCCAATACGAAATATCATTTCTAAAAAGCTCTCGCTTAACACCAGCTATCACATTCGTGATAGTTATAGTGGCTTTTACATTTTGAATCATAACTGGATTTTCAATTGTGGCTACACTATCAACAAATAAATCTAATTGATTAAGTATATAATCATTGAATTGAGTACAAACACTGTTAAAACGTGCTTCTACATCTTTTGATGTATCAACACACTTATCCATCAAAATAATTTTCTCATCTACATCTAGAACTACAAAATGAGCAGAGCGAGAACTACAATCTATACCTATATAGAACCCCATGTCTAAATCTGTTCTCGACTACTAACACGCAAAGCCACAACCCTGCTAACAGCATCATACATACTTTTATAAGCATTGCGAATTCCAGACAATCGAATATATAACCCTTCTTCCTCAATTAACTCTTGGCGAGTTCTCTTCAACCCAGAATTAGTAGCAATAGCTTCCCCACGTAAAGATTCCTTATTGGGTCTTCTACGCCCCTCTTCTCCATATTTTTCTTCTAATGTATAAAGCATACGGTTAAGACCCTCATCAAAAGTCGCTTCCAATATAGTTTTTTTAGACTCAACAGAAGCTAATTTCGCATCCAAATAAGAACGAAATCCACCAAACAAGAGCAAATAATTTTCTAAATCTTTATTAGTGCAATCTTCCAAATCGGATATATAGATGACTTTAGGGGCTTCTACATCAGCCTCTAATTTAGGGAGTTCTAATTTTTCAAAATACGAATCAACTCGTCGCAATACAGCCCCTAGATGTGTGTCATTTTGTTGTGTCTCAAGCATTCTCTAACTCTTCTTTTACATCTAAACAATTGCACCATTTCTCATGTGTGATAGTAGCTAATTTTGGAACAACAGTCATATTTTGTATTTTAATACATCTTTCTATAATCGAGTCCCATTCAGAGGAAGACCGTTTAATATGAAAGGACTTTAATTGTTGGTCATTCTTACATTCGTACAAGACAAACCCATTATCTATATTCAGTATGTTTAAATATATTTGAATTTGAATAGCATGGTCTGATTTTGGTACAGATAAATTAGAAAAACCTCTCTCATTAATAGTTTTCAACTCAACAATAGCTCTACCAAACTCAGGAAAATTCAGTATGAAATCAGCCCTCCCATGAATACAAGGATTATCATAACGAGTCTGAATTTCATCACCAGATAAAATTCGCATTTTGGAAAAAATATCCTTATACCTAGCTTCAGTCGCATGACCATGAGCGAAAATTCTAAGGGTTTTAGAATCAAATTTAGGGTTTGGAAGTAGACCATTATAATGTAAGTATAGCAACCTATCACACGTAGACCCTAAAAACGAAGGATAAAAAATATGTTTGGATGGAGGTCGTTGGTCAGAGGTAGAGGTTAAATGCCTATCAATCTCTTTAACTAGCCATTCATCATGTTTTGTTATCAGAGGTTCTCTATGTTCCCTCTGACGTAGTATTGATTTTATCCCTGACAAAATATACCTGCCAATGTATTAAGTATTTTGGGTTTAGTAGAGTCGCTTATATGAAAAATATTCTTTACACCCAAACTCATCAATTCTAAATCTCTTTTTCTATCAGACTTTCTTAAATGACCATATACTCCATCAGCCTCGATAACACTGTTCATTTCATGCAAATAAAAATCAACTGTTCTAGAGCCTATAGAGTATTGTTGCTCATAGCGTAAACCTAAGTCAGATAGAATTTCCGCTATATTATTTTCTTGAACCGTAAAATCACGGGGTTTCAAATTATTGAATACTTTCAGGTGAAGGCATTATAGAATCTTCTGCTAACAAAACCCCGACTTGTCGGTCTTCTCTGGGGGGTCTTCCAATTCGACGCTTTGGTGGTTCTTTCTCTTCCAACAGAACCTCTTCACCCGATACATTATCAGTAGTGATAATAGTCATACTAGATGAATCTTCACCAGCACTAACAGAAACCGTTGTTGAATCAAACCCATTATTTGATGACCGTTTAAAATACCCAACACCACCCACAACCGATACCAATTCCCACCCAATACCGCCCTGTTCATTAAATGCATCAATGACTGACGCAGAACCACCCAGCAAAGATAAGTCTATAAATTTATACTCATATGTAATCATAACCACCTCCCTCTGTATCTAGCCGACTATGAAAATAATCCATACTGTGTTTTATAACCTCAGATAATTCTTTTCCGGTCAAAGAATCAAATGGTTCCTTAGAAAATACTTCAGATAAGAAACCAAATAACTTTACAGTCTGATAACCAACTGCAAGAGCCATAATATCATCACGTAAATCAACTGTCTCAAGGTCTTTTTCAGTGTACTCTAAAAATTTACATAGTAAATTATCTAAAGAACGCACATCAGGAAGACATGAAAGAACATCTATCAAGGTAATTCCGTTAGACACCAACCAATTCCTGTAAGAGCTTAAACTTATCTGGGTTGTTTAAATAAAAAGTTTTCACATTATTCATCCCCATTAATTTCTCATCCATTTCTGGTAAGGCATACCACGGCCCTGACTGTTTAACTATATCCATGTCTAGTGCTTCACGTATCCACGTTTCAACAATATCAAATCCTCCATCTAGCCTAAATGGAATGGTACAGGAATCAAATGGCAAACCACCAGCCTTTGTTTTCCGTAAACGTACTTCAATATCAAACCCAACTTTTACTTTGTTATCCTCAATCCAACCAGACCGTTTAGCCTGTAGAATCATATGACTAAAAAATACTTGTCCCACTCCCCCCGGCATTGCATCCAAAGAAACTGGCCCCATGCTACTGCGAACTTGATTAATAATAACCAAAGCACTTCCATTTTTAAAGTGCGGAAAAAGCCTTGGTAAAGAAGTGTTAACTAATCGTGCTTGCCATGCCATAGGATTGTATGAAAAATCTTCTTCATGAACTGCTGAAGGAACTAGACCAGCAATGGAATCCAAAACTATTAAGTCTACACCATCAATCATCAAATCTCTAATGGTGTTGAAAGCATCTTCCCCAGTAAGAGGTTGTGTCAATAAAATATTATCTGTATCCACCCCACATTTTTGCATCCACCCAGAATCCCAACTCATCTCCGAATCCAGCCATACTGCTGTCCCACCAGCTTTCTGAACATTCACAACAGCCTGAGATGCCAGATAACTCTTACCAGCATTAGATTGACCAGTTAGAAGCGTAAGGCGTTTCTTAGGTATTCCACCGCCCAATAATTTATCTAATGCTGGTATTCCAAATGAAATTCTATCATACAAAAAATCATCAGAGGAACCTACATTAAGAATACCATTATATTTAGTGCCTAATTCAGATAGGGTTAACGGAGTTGTATCGTCTTTCTTTTTTCGTGGCATTTTAATCAGCCTCTTGTTCCTTTAAAACTTCTTCAATTTGATTATCAATTCTATCT